CTTGCGGCTCCCGTTTTCGTGAAGGCTGCGACCGACATCCAGACGTCTCCCGCAGGCGCTGTTGATTTCGCAACCACATTCGATAAGAACGTCGTCACAGGCGCTCGCACTCCGCTCGTGATCCGTGACCTTTTCGGCGCTGAGACCATCAGCGGCTCCACACTGGTATACCTTGTCGAAGGTGCGATCCAGGGCGCTCCGGCAGTAACCGCAGAAGGCGCTAAGAAGCCGCAGGTTCACTTTGCTGATCCTACACCTAAGACCGTAAGCCTTGCGAAAGTTGCGGCATTCATCAGAGAATCTGACGAATATATCAACGATTATCCTTTCCTTGCATCTGCGATCAACGGCAGACTGATCTATGAGCTGGGCCTGATCGAGCAGGGTAAACTTGTCACAGATTTGCTCGCAACATCCGGCATTCAGACAGGAACATATGCATCCACCGGCACAGCTACCGACATCGCTGACGCGATCCTGCAGGCGGCTATGGACGTGCAGGCTTCTACCGGTTTCGCTGCAGATGCCATTGCGATGAACCCTGCTGACTGGTATATCCTTCGCGTCGGCAAGGATGGAGATGACCGTTACTACGGCGGCGGCTACTTCGGTGATCAGAGCATCCCGAATCTGTGGGGTATTCCGGTCTGTGTATCCGCTTCCATCACATCCGGCACTGTTGTGGTCGGCGCGTTCAAGACATGCGCAAGCGTAGTCACAAACGGCGGCGTCTCTGTTGAGGCAACCAATACCAACGAGGACGACTTCGTGAAGAACCTCATGACGATCCGTGCAGAAGAGAGACTTGCTCTTGCTGTTCGCAGACCCGCTGGCTTCAAGAAGCTGACCAAGGCTTCCTGAGAAGAATAACGATCAACACGGGGAGGGCTTCGGCTCTCCCTTCTTTGTTAGCAGAAAGGCGGCGACATGCTGAAGATTTACGTTATCGACGGCAAAACGTACCAGTACGAAGAAGGCGAACAGCCGGAAGGCGCTGTCGAGTTTAAGCCGGAAGAGAAAACAAAGAAAAAGCCCGCTCCCGCCGATAAAGCCCGCCGCACGGTGAAGAACAAATGAGGACTCCATGGGGATATGATGTGGATTATCTCGAGCCGATTATTTCGGAAACGGAGTTCCACATCATGACAGGGGACGCATACGCCGGTAATTCGCGCGTCGGTGCAGCGGTCGCGGCGGCGTCGCAGGCTGTTCGAAACTACTGTGGATGGCATATATGTCCGTCCATGTCCTGCGAAGCGCGTCCTGCTGGCGGTGCCATCGTAGCAAAACTTCCGGCAGGATATGTCAGCGAAATTGAGGACATCACAGAAAACGGTACGATGCTGTCAGACAGTGATTACGAATGGCGGCGCGACGGCCTCATCAAAAGAGCGTTCCCACACAAATGGACAGATAAATGGGACGGCATCGAAGTGTCATACAAGGCGGGATATGACATTGATGCAGTGCCTGACCTTGCAGAAGCTGTATGTGCTATCGTGTCGGGTGTTCTGTCGGTCACGGCAGGCGTTGCATCCGAAAGCGCAGATGGAGTGAGCATCAGCTATTCCAAGAGCGCGTCAAGTATCGCGGCAGGGCTGACCGAGCAACAGCAGACGGCACTTATGGCGTATAAGGTGGTGAGTAGTCATGGGGCTTAGTTTTTTTAGGGATTCCGTCACAATCATGCGCGCTCCGATTCTGATGAAGAACGGTTCGCAATATCGTGACTGGAACCATGCCACAGAGACGACCATCAACCGCGTACAGGTCGTGGCGCGTGCTCCCGCGCAGGAGTTCGCAGGACGCCTGCTCAATCTCAGCGACGCTAGAACGCTTCGCGCCAATTATGACGCGGACATTCAGGAGGGCGACCGTGTAGTATATGGCGGAAACGTCTATGAAGTGACCGGTGAGGTATTTCACACACAGTCACCAACAGGACGCGCGTCATCTACGCGGTGCACGCTGACACGGTGGACAGGCTGATGGCGGCGAAGGTACAGATTGAGCATAATTCGGCGGGATGGATAGAAATATTCAAGTCTGCCGGAATGCAGGCAGTGGTTGATTCAGCTGGCCAGAGGATAGCATCAGAAGCGGGCGATAATTTTTCCTATTCTCCGGCAGAGAACAACCAGTTCACAGTCGCTGGATTCGTGTCCGGTAATTACGCGGGCAACGTCGAAGAGGCGACAAACAAGACATTATCGAAGGCGGTACACAGATGATTATCAGCAACGACATCGAGACAGCTTTATATTTTCGGCTGACGGCAGACGGATACAGTGCATCAGCGCATGTTATTCCGGCGGCGGTCGAGACCATGCTTCCGCATATCCACGTAACGCGGACAGGCGGATTCACGACCGACAGAGTTAGAGAAGAAAACAATGTTGACTTCGATGTTTATGCTGAGACACAGGCGGACGCGATGGAAGAAGCCTCGCATCTGTGTGGATGGGTGAGGGCGCTCGAAGGAACAACGGTGGATACTCCGTGCTACACATCGGAGGTCATCACGCTTCCGTACGAGAACCCCGACCCGCGCCATCCTAATATCGGACGCGCCACGTTTAAGGCGCAAATCGCAGTAAGAGTTAAGGAGGTATAAAAATGCCTAAAACATCTGATGTGCGCGTTGGCGCACCCGAACAGGGCGTAACAGGGGCGATCAAACACGCACCGCTGGGGACAGCGATCCCTACGCTCGCAGACATCACAAAAGCGAGTGTCACTATTAACCAGGCATTTACTGGAGACGAATACGTATCCGAAGACGGCCTGACATTGGCTCCGTCCATGTCTACGACTGAGATCAAAGACTGGAGTGGCGCGACTGTCCGCAAGGTCCTTGAATCCTTCGACGGCACATTGTCATGGACAATGATCAGTACCAATGCAGGCGCTCTTTCTATCGCTTTCGGCAGTGGACACGTCACGACCAGTGCAGCTACCACGACACACGGCGCACAGGTACAGGCGGCACTCGGTGCTTATCTGCCCGAAGAGCAGGCGTGGGTGTTCCTGATGAAAGACGGAGACGCAAGAATCGTTATCGCTGTGCCTGACGGACAGATCACGGAAGTGGGCGAAGTTACATTCGCATCCAATGCGGCTGTCGGTTGGAACGTCACGCTTTCCTGCTATCCCGACACAAGCGGCAACAGCATTTACATCATGACAGATGATGGAGTGACCACGGCATGAGGACTTTCCCGAAGAGCGGAACATCATATTTTGAGTTCCAGTTAGAAGGCGAAGAGCAGGTATATAAGATTCCGCTTGCCGCTGATATGCCGATGACAGTGCTGAATGATATGTATGAGGCATCGAACACTGGCGACAGATTCATGTCACAGGTGGAAATGCTTCGCAAATACATGGGCGATGTCGTTGACGAACTGTCAGCGGGCACACTGTCTGACATCCTCCGTGCATGGAGTGACGAATCAACACAGGCAGGTGCATCAGTGGGGGAATCCTAAGCCTTGTACGGATTATCAGAGAGCATGACAGGGCGCTTGAATATGATCTGATGACTCGGACAGGGCGGACGCTTGCTGAGTATGTAAACATGGGGGCGGCTGGAATGGTCGCCCTCTTATCTTTTATCAACTATCTTCCTCCGGACGCGGCAGTGCGTGTTGCGATGGATCCGAAAAACGAATTTGCGGGATGGTACACGCAGTTCAAGACGAACACGATTCTTGCCGACCTCTTTGATGCATTCGTAGCCGCGAATACCAAGAAGGGCAAGAAGCCGAAAGAGTATCCGCGTCCGAAGAAAAACAAGAAGATAGGCAAAGGCGCGATCCCTATCAGTGAATTTTGGGATTGGTGGAACGGAGGTGATTTTTAATGGCCGGAGGCGGCACAGAAGTTGCAAGAGCGTTTGTAACGATCATACCCAAATCAGACGGCACATCTAATGACGTGATCAACTCCGTGGTCAATCCTTTGCAGGAAGGTGTCGGCAAGGCTGGCGATAAGGCAGGCGGTCTTTTTAATGCAAATCTCAGCTCAATGCTGAGTAAATTTGCAGTGCCTGCTGCCGTCGGCACCGCTCTTATCGGAGTCGGCAAGGCGGGACTGAGTGCGTTTGATGAGGTGCAGGAAGGCACGTTCAACGTCATCAAGGCGACAGGCGCGACAGGCGAAGCGGCGAAGGAACTGGAAGGCGTATACAAAGACGTTGCTTCCAGTGTGGTTGGAGACTTCGGAGACATCGGCTCGGCAGTTGGCGAACTGAATACGCGTCTTGGTCTCAACGGCGAAGAACTGGAAGGCGCATCGGAAGCCGCAATGAAATATGCGAAGGTCACAGGACAGGACGCCACGCAAGCAGTCAAGGACGTGACACGCATGATGAACAACGCGGGCATCTCTGCGGATGATTATGGTGCAACCCTTGATAAGCTGACTGTCGCAGGACAGGCGGCGGGCATCGATACGGGCAAACTTGCGCAGATGGTCACGGACAACGCCGCCAGTTTCAAAGAACTGGGGCTTTCCACGGACGAATCCATCGCAATGCTTGCTAACTTCGAGAAGACGGGCACGAACACATCCGCGATCCTGTCCGGTATGAAGAAGGGCGTTGCGGAATGGGCGCAGGAAGGTATCAGCGCAAAAGACGGCTTCGCGGAATTTGTGCAGGGCGTGCAGGACGGTACTGTTACATCTGCCGATGCAATCGACCTGTTCGGCTCCCGCGCAGGCATGACAATGTACGATGCGGCGCAGAAGGGGCAGTTGTCGTTTGACGATATGTATAACGCCATCACGACAGACAGCGAAGGCGCGCTCGATGATGTTTATCAGGACACGCTGACCAATTCCGAAAAAATGTCTCTGGCGATGCAGAACGTCAAACTTGCGGCTGCAGATGTATTCGCACCGCTTGCGACATCAATCTCGGACACGCTGACCAATGTGGTCATTCCGACATTGCAGAGCGCGGGCGAAAAGGTCGGAGAGTTCATGACGAAAGCACAGGAACTTTACGAGACTTATGTCGTTCCTGTGATCGACTCCGTGAAGACCTTCGTACAGCCGGCTATTGATGAGATAAAGTCAACCGTGCAGGACGGGATCACGAAGGCGGGCGATGTGTTCAATGAGGTCATGCCTGCGATCCAGCAGTTAGTTGCGGACGTATGGCCCGACATTCAGGGCATCATCCAGGGTGTGATGAACATCATCAAGCAGGTCGTTCCGCCGGCATGGAATGCGGTCAAAACAGTCGTAAGCACGGTCATGAGCGCGGTCGGCGGTGTCGTAAAGACTGTATGGCCTGTGATCACAGCGGTCATCAAGACGGCCGTGAGAAATATCAGGACGACCATCACGGGGATCAGCACTATCATCAGTAATGTTAAGTCCACATTCAACTCGATCAAAGAAGGGATGCAGAAACCGATAGAAGAAGCAAAAGAGTTTATAAGCGGAATCATTGAAAAGATCAAAGGTTTCTTTCCTCTCGATATCGGACGGATTTTCTCAAACCTCCAACTGCCGCACATCAGCGTAAGCGGAGGTGAAGCGCCGTTTGGAATTGGCGGTAAGGGATCACTGCCGCATTTTTCTGTTGACTGGTACGCCAAAGCCATGGACCAGCCGTATATGTTCAACCGTGCGTCCCTCATTGGCGTCGGCGAGGCTGGTGATGAGATGGTGT